CATAAAATTCACAAAATGCTGGAATGTTAAAGGCTAAAGCCAAAGCAGAAAAAGTTATGAATAGTCTTCTTAGATTCTATCTTAGTGAAGAAATCATAGAAGAACATGAATACATAAAGGCTAAATCTGCACTTGATCAATCTGCACTTTCAATGTTGATAAGACAAATGCAAAATAGTGAAACTGCTATTAGTATATTAATGGACACAATACATGAAGGTGATGTTTCACCAAGAATGTTTGAGGTACTTAGTGATTTACAAAGGACTCTTTTGGATATTATTAAAAGCCAAACAATGTATATGTTAGCAATTGAGGAAAATGCAAAAAAGTTAAGCAGAGACATTGATGTTTATCATAATGGTGGAGGATCATCTAAAAAACAAATAGGTACTACTGGATTAAAATCAAGAGGCACTAAAGACCTAATGAGAGCTTTACAAAACACATTAAAAGAAGAAAATATTGAAGATGTCAATGGAGACCAAGATGAAGATGAAGAATAATTATGTTCTTATTAAAGAAATTAAAGAAGAGCAAATTTCTAAAGGTGGATTACTTTTACCTAATGATTGGAATACAAAAAGAAAAGCTCTTGTTATTGAAATAGAAGATAATGATCAAATAAAAAAGGGTGATATTATTTTAAGACAACATGGTAAATCAACTGAAATCGAAATCAATGGAGAAACTCTTGAAATAATACACCTAAACAATATAATGATGGTTATATGAGTAAACCAAGACCAGAATCAGCAGGATTTGAATTACAGGTAACTTCTGGAGAAGAATCTTTTGCATGGACAACAGAATCAGTTAATCAGCTCTTATTAGCTTTAGAAGAAGGATATAAGCCTAAATCTACTCCATTTTATGAAGGTAATCCTAACCTAAGAAAAGGGAACATTGTTTTTAATTATACTAATGAAGAATTACGAGAAATAAAAAGATGTGCAACTGATATTGTGTATTTTGCTAATAATTATTGTACAGTAATGACCGATGAAGGCTTACAAACAATAATACTTAGAGATTACCAAGAAAACATGTTAAGACAATTTCAAAAAGAGAGATTTAATGTTTGTTTAGCAAGTAGACAAATTGGGAAGTGCGCTAATTTTTCAACTGAAATTTTAATAATGAAAGATGGAAAAGGCGTTAAAACTAATTTAGGCACTCTATATTTTGAATCTTTAAAATTACAAAGAAAGTTAACATTTTTAGAAAAGGTAAAGTATTTTTTATGGAAACTTTATGAAAAATTGGATTCATTTGACAAAAAGCAAGACACTCATTAAATATATAAAATAAAAAATGAATAAGTCTTGCAAAATATGTTCTACTGAATTCACGCCTAACAGTAATAGATCCGAATTTTGTTCTATTAGATGTAAAAACAAAAATACATTTAATAAAAAACAAGAAGCATTACTAAAAGGCACAGAGGGTATTGACTATGTTATTGACATGTGGAATGGTTATGCAACACCAAGAATATACGGTATGTGGATGAAGTCAATGCACCCTGGCAAAACAACAGCAGATTATTTAAATGAATTTCCAACTGCACAATTACAGTGTGAGAATGATAAAAATGCAACATCAAAAAATTCAGGACTACACATGAAAAGACCTGAATATAGAAAAATGGCTGCTGACGCTATAAAGGGCGAAAGAAATCCTAATCACTCAAATAATGTAAGTAAAGAAGTTCGTAAGCAGAGAAGTCCTTTTTCTAAAAATTTTATAAAATGGGAAACTGAAGAAGATCATAAAAATTTTATTAATTCAATTGATTATGAATCCCGTCTTACTTCTGTTGATTTGGAATGGTGGATTAATTTAGGATATAGTGAAATAGAGGCAAAAGAAAGGTTAAAAGAAAGACAAACTACATTTACTTTAGATAAGTGTATAGAAAAATACGGATTAGAAGGTACCAAAGTTTTTACGGATAGACAAGAAAAATGGTCTAAAAAGGTTGAAGAAAAATACAAAAATGGCGATTTTACAAGATTTTGTAAAAATAATTGGTCAAAAACAGAAGAAGAATTTATTAAAGAATTGGTTAAAGTTTTACAATTAAATGATAACGAATATTATTCTGCTATAAATGGCAAACAGTTTTTTAGAAATTTTAAAGAAATAGGAAAAACTTTTGCGTATGATTTTACATACGGTAAAAAAATAATTGAATTTAATGGTGACTATTGGCATTGTAATCCTAACATATATGAAGCAGAATATTTTAATAAATCTTTAAAATGTACTTCAAAAGAAAGGTGGGGTTTTGATATATGGAAAAATTCATTAATAGAAAAAGAAGGCTATCAAGTTTTAACTGTATGGGAAAGTGAATGGAATAATGATCCTGAATTAGTTTTAAAAAAATGTATAAATTTCTTACATGATTAATATTTTAAAGAATACCATTATTTTACTTATAAACTTTATTGAAAAAATAGAGTATAGAGGTAAATCATTAAATGAAGATGATATAACTAAAAAAATCTTATCTTCATTAAGATTAGAAAATATGTATATTGATACTGACACTGGTTGGGAACCTATATCACAAGTACATATTACACAACCTTATAAAATATGGAAGATAATTTTAGAAAATGGATTAAGTCTTGAAGGTGCAGATAATCATATCTTATTTAATGAAAACTATGAAGAAATTTTTATTAAAGATTTAAAGATTGGCAATAAAGTAATAACACAAAATGGGCCTACTGCTATAAAGTCTATTAAAGGTGGTTCATTTAAGGTTTCAATGTTTGATGTATCGGTTGATAGTATTAATCATAGATATTGGTCAAATGGTATACTTTCTCATAATACTATTTCCTCCTCCATTTTTATTGCATGGTATATACTTTTTAATTTTGATAAGAATGCTCTTATTCTTTCAAACAAAGGTGCAACCACGAGAGAGATTATTGATAAGGGAAAAACAATTTTAGAAAACTTACCTTTCTTTTTAAAACCAGGTGTTATAAAATGGGATGTATTTAATTCAAAATTTGATAATGGCTGTCGTATTATAGGCCAAACAACTACAAAAAAGGCCGCGATAGGTTTTACTATTCATCTTCTCTTTATGGATGAGTTTGCGCATATACCACAAAATTTTGTTGAAACATTCTATGAAAACGTTTACCCTACGGTTTCTGCTTCCAAAAATTCAAAGGTAATTATAACAAGCACACCTAATGGATTTAATAAATTTTATGATATTTATGCAGCTGCAGAAAAAGGATTAAGTGAATACACACCGTTTAGAGTAGATTGGTGGGATGTACCAGGTAGAGATGAAGCTTGGATGCAACAAGAAGTTAGAAATTTAGGTAGTGAAGAAGCTTTTAATAGACAGTATGGTAATCAATTTATAGCAAGTTCATCACTTCTTTTAGGTCCAGACAGTCTTAAAAAATTAACAACAGAACAATTAGAATTCCAACATGTAGAAATTCCTGAATTAGATGAAGAAGATTTAGAATATAGTGGGTTATTATGGCACCCTGATTTTGATGTAGATGATGCAAAAGAGGACACAAACTACTGGGTATTTTCTGTTGACATAGCAGAAGGTAATGGTGGAGATTATTCAGTGTGTAATATTTTTAAGGTTGAAATAATGCCAAAAAAGGATTGGAAAAAGTTAACATCTCCTGGTAGTTTTGTTGAATTTTTTAGACTTAAACAGGTAGGAAGATTTAGAAGTAATATTCACACAATTGAAGAGTTTGCAAAAGTTATTTATATTTTAGGTTTTGATGTTTTTTATTCTGAAAATGTAAAAATGGTAATTGAGTGGAATATGTTTGGCGGAGAATTGGTAAGAAGACTTGAAACTGTATTTCCACAAAGAAATGAATTTGACGAAGAGACTATTGTTAAATTTAAACATAGAATAGATGCAACACATAAAAATTTTGGTTTAAAGGTAAAGAAGGATAATAAGCCTATTTTTTGTCAAAACTTTAAAAAATTTATATCACAAAACAAAATAGTAATAAATGACAAGCAAACCGTATATGAAGCTTCTACATTTGGTAAACTTCCTAACGGAAATTATGCAGGGCAATTAGGTAATGATGATCTTATA